CAGAAAGTGTCACCAGTGTTGCAAGGTAATCGAGAGTTAGCATCTCTTGATACAGTGAAGAAATATGATGATGTTAATGAATTTCTGCAAGCTTTTGGACAAGCCTGTAAGGAACACGAGAAAAACCAAGCTCGTGCTTTGACTAAAGATAAAGATATGCATACGATAGATGTGTGTCAATCTTGTTATAAACCGTTGCCTCATGATGATTGTTTATCTTTACAATATGGTAACAATGTTGTTACCAGGTTTGTTAAAAATTCTTTTATGCACACAATAAATTGGATAATTTCATTTCAGAGTGTTTTGAATTTATTATTGTGGGCATCTTATTATAGAAGTTTTAGATGGATTATTTCTCATTGTATGAATTATATTACAAATGTTGAAGCACATGTGTATTATTTCACAAGTTTGAGTTCGAGATTGGAAGATCCACGTTTTAGACGTATGTTGATATGTGGAACTTTAATGTTGACAGCTATAACCACTTATATGTGTTTTTTCAGAGGAGAAAAGAAAGAGGAAAAGAAAGAAGTAAAGATACAAAGTGAAGAACAGAAAGTTCAACAAAGTAATAGTAATACACATGGCGTAACTGAGAATCAGTTAGCAAAAGAACAAAAACAGAATGTGTGGTACAATCCACGTATTGAACTCACTAGCTTTGATGTTCCATTAGCTTCGGCAAGTTTAGCTTCGGCAACCCCACATGAAGTTCGAGATTTATTTGATAAAAATTGTGTTTTATTAGAGATTAGAGTTCCAGGGGAAAATATGAGAAGAACTATGCGTGGCGTTTTCATTAAGGGACATTATTGTGTTACAAATGGACATGCTTTTAAAAATGGACATACTGATTATACAGTTGATATTATTTTAACTAATTCGCAGGCTGCAATTAATTCTAATGTTAGAATTAGTTTGAGTAGAAGTGATATCAGTTTTAGTAGTAGTAATGATGTGTGTGTTTTTGAAGTAAGTAGTATACCACCTTTTAAAGATATTAGTAAGTTTTGGAATAATTTGCATATAAATCCTACTTCAGCTATTGAGTTAACCCGCTCATATGATGGAACTTTGGATATGAAAAGCATATTTGCTATAAATTTTATGGAAAATTTGGAAGTTAATGCTCTCTCACGTAATTATAATGTACATGTTGGTACTAGTAGTGATATTACGCAGGAAGGTGATTGTGGATCTCTTTGTATAGCCATGACACCAAGAGGACCTATAATTATAGGTTTGCATTTTTTGGGTAAGGATAATAATATAGGTATTTTAGATGTAAAATTGAGTGAAATAGATTTATTAATGTTAGCAGATTGTTTTAATAAACGACCAATCATACAAGGTGGTAATGCGCCTGAATTGAGTTGTAATGATAAAACTAATTTAGTTATAGAACCACATTATAAAAGCATATTTCGATATTTGGAAAGTGCTACAGTTAATGTATATGGTTCATTTACAGGATTTAGATGTAAACCCAAGAGTAATGTCTGTGCAACACCTTTAAGTGAAGAATTTTTAGCTCACTTTAATGTTGCAAATAATTATGGACAACCATGTATGATAGGTTGGGAACCATGGAGGAAAAATGTAATTGAAATGGTTAAACCCAAAATCAATTACAATAAGAAGTTTTTAAAAGAATGTGTTCGAAGTTTTACATCGGATATAATTAATGGTTTGCCACAAGGTTGGCAACAAGAATTATTAGTTTTGTCCAATAAAGCTAGTGTAAATGGTTTACCTGGCGTTATATATATTGATAAAATAGCTACAACTACATCCATGGGTTTTCCATGGTCATGTCCAAAAAAGAAGTATCTTATTGATGCAAAAGATGAAATTTATCCTGATGGGGTAGATTTTCCACAAGAAATTTGGGATCGGGTAGAAGTTATTGAAGAGAAATATCGTAGTGGACAAAGATGTTATCCAGTTTTTGTGGGTCATCTTAAGGATGAAGCCACACCATTGAATAAATGTAAAATCAAGAAAACTCGTATGTTTACAGGTGCTCCGATAGATTGGAGTTTAGTGGTTCGCAAGAATTTATTATCTTTTATACGTTTGCTACAAAAGAATAAATTTGTTTTTGAGGCCGGACCAGGCACTGTTACTCAATCATCTGAATGGGGCATGATTTATAAGTACTTAACAGCTTTTGGCACAGATCAAATTGTTGCTGGGGATTATGGTAAATTTGATAAACGTATGATTGCTGATTTTATATTAGCAGCTTATGAAATTATTGTTAATGTTCATAGAGCTGCTGGATTTACTGAAGAACAATGTCGAACTATTATGTGTATAGGGGAAGATACTGCTTTCCCTGTAACTAATGTTAATGGTGATTTAGTAGAATTTTTTGGTACAAATCCTTCTGGCCATCCATTAACAGTTATAATTAATTCACTTGTTAATTCATTATATATGAGATATTGTTATATATCATTAAACCCGCAAAAAGAAGTACTTACTTTTAAAAACAATGTAAGATTGTTTACATATGGTGATGATAATATTATGGGAGTAAACCCAGTAGCGTCATGGTTTAACCATACTGCTATACAAAATCAACTTCAATTAATTGGTGTAGAATATACTATGGCTGATAAAGAGTCTGAAAGTGTACCATTTATAAATATATCAAATGTTTCATTTCTCAAACGACAATGGCGTTGGAATGATGATATAAATAATTGGGCAGCTCCTTTGGAGGAAGCTTCAATTATTAAATCATTAACCATGTGGGTGCCATCCAAAACGGTTGATAAATATAAACAAATGGTTGATGTTATAAGTAGTGCTAATTCAGAATTCTTTTTCCATGGTAGAGAAATTTTTGAATTACAACATTTGAAGTTTAAACAGGTTTTGGAACGTGAACCTTACACGTTCTATGTAAATGAATCTACATTACCAACATATGATATGTTGGTTCAAAGATTCTTGAAGGCTTCAGAGCCTTATGAGTGTCAAAACTCAGATTCTTGATAGACTGAGCTATCTATCAAGTCTTATTAAATAGTTTTTCAATTTAAATATTTTAGGTCGTTCCGCCTGTGTATGCGGTTCAAGTGTTGATGTGGTGACCGAAACAACCACACCAACATGTTGGTATAAAAGAGCCTACATGTTGTGTATTAATTCTTTAATGGTACAATCTTCTGATGAATCAGAGCAAACTTCTGATTATGTGGAGAGTAAAACCTCAACCACATCTGAGAATGTTACTTTTGTTGATTCTCAAGTGGTAGCAGAGGATACAAGTTATCGTAAAGTGCCTATAATTTCTTCTAGTATTTCAGATGGTACTTCTTTAGCACGATTTTTGAGTCGTCCTACTCTTATTAAAACACATACTTGGTCAACTTCACAAACCGTCGGTAATGTGTCTGTTGATGCACAAATTAAACCATGGAGTTTATTAGCTAATGATTCAGTAATTAAAAACAAGTTACAAAATTATGCCTTTTTTCGAGGCAAATTATGTTTAAAATTTGTTGTAAATGGTACTCCATTTCATTATGGAGCATATATGATATCTCATGAACCCAATACAGGACATAGAGCTAGTAGGATTGCACAACCATCAGTTGTTGCAAATGATGTTCGCTTAGCAACCCCTTATTCACAGTTGCCACATGTTACTTTGTATCCTGCTGATAATGCTTCAGCAGAATTACATTTACCATTTTTTACAAATAGATCTTGGTTGAGTATACCAGGGACTGTAGATTTTGTAAATATGGGGACTTTGTATTACTATATTCTTAGTCCTTTAAGAGTAGCATCATCTTCAGCATCTTCATCTGTCACTATTCAAACATATGCTTGGTTTGATGAAGTTGAATTAACTGGTTCAACTTCTGCATTTGCTTTGCAATCAGGCGATTTTTCATCTACTTGTGATACTATCGCTGACGCGGGTTCTAAAATCGCAACAGCTACCGCTTATGTTTGTCCAGAAATATCAGCAGGTGCTACTGCTATTTCTGAACATGCATCGAAGGCTGCTCGAGCTGCAGAAGCACTTGGTTTTTGTAATTTGCCTATAACAGAAGATGTTAGGGCTTATACTCCTATGCCATTTTCACAAATGTCTACTTCTGAAATTTCAACTGCGGTTCAGAAATTAACTTTGAGTCCTTCTCAAGGTGTTTCAATTGATCCCCAGTTGGTGGGTATGGAGCCAAAGGATGAGATGGCAATGTCTTATATATTGCAAAAACCGTCAATATTAACTGTTGCTCATTGGAGCACTACTGAAATTATTGGTCATAGAGCTTTTGGAGCTGCTGTCTCACCTTCTTTATTTAATTTGCAAAAAGTTGGTTCACCAACTAAGTGCTATACTGTAAACCATACTTATATGTCATATTTGCAATCAATGTTTACATATTGGCGAGGTGATATCATTTTTGATATTGATATTATATGTACTAAATTTCATAAAGGACGTTTGTTGGTGCAATGGGATCCTGTTTTGGGTGGGTCTGTTAAATCCGTCAATACTGTGTACTCTACTATTATTGATATAGGTGAAACTAATAAGGTTAGTATACGGATTCCATTTCATCAACGATTCGAATTCTTGCGAGCGCGAGGTATTATAGAACAAACATGGGTTACAACTGATACTGATGTTACTCCATATTTTGATTATGATAATGGTGTTTTTTATATATCTGTATTGACTCCGTTAGTTTCGCCAATAACACCGTCTTCAGTTGATATTGTTATATCGGTTAGGGGTGCTGAAAATTTGGAATTAATAGATCCATGCAGTCAATTAGGTGAAACAGCAGCTTCTGTTCCACCATCATTTTTCCCAATTCAAAGTAAAGATACTGTCGAATTAGAAAGTACCACTGTCACACTTGGTGATAAGGGTAGTTTTCATAAAGATAGACATTTATTGAATTTTGCTGAACCTATAGTTTCATTGCGTGCAGTATTGAGGCGTTATTCTATGTATGACGTTTCAATGCCGACATACAATGATGGAGATACCTCTAGTTCAAAAGGTACTGCAACCCAATTTTTACGATTTATTAAAAGTTATTCACATTTATCACCTGGTTTTGGTTATGACCCTAAAGGTATGTTGGATGCAAATAAGATCGTTGGTTCAGGTACAGCTAAATATACCTGTACAAATACCCATCCTATGTTATATGTTTCTATGATGTATGGTGGGTACCGAGGTGGTACTAATTTTATTATTAATGCTTCCGACGGTATGTATTCATCACTTGTAGATACGCGTGTTCAACGTATTACTACATCTGCTCAGGGTGATTTTGCTTTAGGCAAAACATTTTCCATAGTTAACAGTACGGCTTCACGGAGCAGTACATTAGCTTGGTTGAATAAAGAATTCACCCAACATGAAGGTGGATCAACATATACGAATGATAAGATAAATCCGTCTTTATCATTTTATTTACCCTTCATGAATCAATATGCATTTAATTATCCAAATGCAGCAACATGTATTGGTGGAAATGACTTTGATGGTAGTCATAGAACATGTGCTTTAGTTGATAGTATAATACGACAAGATACCGCCAATACTTCATGTAGAATGACTACATTTACTTGCTTCGCTGGTGCTGGAGCAGACTTTACAACATTTTATTTATTATGTTGTCCTACTGTATTTTATTATGCATCCTTTCCTGTGGTACCATAATATTTACTTTATATAAAAATATATCGTTACGATCGATTATTTTATTCCATATTTGGATTTTTTAAAGCTTAGCCGCTTCGTTAGTTAAATTTAATTTTAGGTTTTTTATTCACTTAAGTTTAACTACTTGAGTGGATTTTCCTAAACATTAGTCGTAATTTTCTAACGTTTTTGAGACGGCTGTGCAAATTGTACAGTA